TATTTCAATTGAGGAGGTAAACGGTTGTACGAATGAGTTATTACAATGGGTTAAAGATTTGCCTTTAATTACTTATAACCCTATAATATATGAACGCTTTTAAATTTTGCATTATGACATTACCAATTAAAAGAATAGAGCCAATTACATTTATAGGAATTGCTTTAGCATTTATCGCACCAATTTACCCATTAATGGCAACCGTAATAACTTTTATAGTTGCCGATGCAATGTTAGAGGTCATTAATTCTTTTAAAAATCATCAATTTTGCCCAACATTTGTTAAAAGATTGATATTAAAATTAGTATCTTATAACATTTGTTTAATTATAATTTACGTTTTAGAAGTGAATTTATTAGGCGAATTCGTTAAAATGATAATAGGAATACCTTTATTAATTACAAAGGTTATAAGCGTTGGTTTAATATGGTTAGAACTTAACTCAATAGATGAGAACTTTTATAAAATTACAGGTAAAAGGTTCGTAAAAGAGTTTAAAAAAATGATTATATTTGGTAAGAAATTTAAAAACGAAATAGAAGATGCAAATAAATAAAGATTGTTTATTATTAATTGCCGAGTTCGAAGGTTTGTCTTTGAAACCTTATCTTTGCCCTGCTAAAAAAGCGACAATAGGATACGGAAATACGTATTATAAAGATGGTAAAAAGGTTACAATGTTAGATAGTCCAATAAGTAAAGAAGATGCGCTTATATTGCTTGAAAATGTTGTTAATTCATTTGCAAAAGAAGTGAACAAGTTAGTAAGTGCGCCACTTAATCAAAATCAATTTAATGCGGTTGTATCTTTTGCCTATAATGTAGGGATGGGTAACTTAAAAAATAGTACATTATTAAAATTAATTAACAAAGACCATAATCAAATTGCAATTGCTAACGAGTTTCTAAAATGGGTTAACGCAGGAGGTCAAAAATCAAAAGGTTTAGAACGTAGACGAGTAAAAGAATCACAAATTTATTTTAAAAAGTAACAAAATGGAAAAAAAAGATTTGATTAATTTAGCACTTAAAGAAGTAGCTATTAAGTACAGTGAAAGTCCAGCAACTACCAACGCTGGAAGATGGTTAAGGTTAATTGTAAAGTATTTACCGACTGATTTAATTGTTAAAGCTTTTGCGCATAAATTGAGTAGGTAATTTAAAAAAAAGTTTAGCCGTTAATTAATTTTAGCGGTTTTTTTATGCAATAGCGTGTAATTAAATTTAATTACTTATATTTGCATTTATAAAATAGTCAGGTGGTGGAATGGTAGACACGCTTAAGACAATAATGTTATGTGAATATGTGGGTAATCTTAGTGAACCACAGTAACATAGTTTGCAGGTTCGAATCCTGCCTTGACTACTAATAATTAAAAACAAATGCTATGAATAAAAAACTAAAAGAACTATTTTTAAAATCAGGCTTAACAAAAGCCGAGTTTTCCCGAAAGTGCGGAATTAAAAAACAGAATCTTAATCCGTATTTAACCGACCTTTATGAGATGAAACTTTCAACTTTTGAAAAAATAAAAAAGCAGTATTATGGAAAATAAAATGACAAAAAAACAAGCTCAAAGAAAATTATATAATATGTGGGAAACTGGCAAAGTTCCATCAAATTTTACAGAAGATCATAGTGAGTATAGTAGATGTATTGAACAATTAATGAGGTTAGGTTATTTTGTATGGGAAGATTTTTTTTAATATTTTAATTATTTATTTGCGTAATTAAAAATTATTACTATCTTTGTCAAAACAAAAACAAAACAACTATGAAGAATTTCTTTTTAAAACTCGAGTACCAAATTAGATTTTGCTACATTTTAGCAATCATTTTTTTATTAAACTTTATATTTAGATCATAATGGAAAACAAAGAAAAATTTAATGAATGGATGCAAAAAATAAAAAATATTTATTTTGCTGATAATGAACAAATGACTAACGCTTACACTAAAATCAATTAATATGAATAGTTATGATGCTTGGAAAGATGGACGATATGACCGTACATCTCCGATTAACCAAATAGAAGTTGAAACATCGCCATTATGGGCAAATTTATCAGAAGCCTATGAAAGTGGACATACAGAAGTATTTACCAATTTACAATCTGAAATAATTAATGAATTGGATATAATATACCAAGTATTAAAATCAAGTGATCACGGTTTAAAAAATAGAGTATTAAGTTTAATTGATAAAGTAAAATAATTATGGCAACTGATTGGAGAAAATATAGAAAAAGTACGCATTTAGCAAGTGCTGATTTAGATGCAATGGAAACGGACGGATTAGCATTAATATTCCAAATTAAAGAAGTAAAATACGAAACTGGTGTGGATGTTTCAGGAACTAAACAAGACGGAATTTTTTGTTACTTTATTGAAGCCGTTAAGCCTTTAAAATTAAACAGTACAAATAATAAGATTTTAGCAGGTTTTGCTAAACAAGATGGTTTAATTGGTAAAGAATGCCACGTTATCGAGAATTGGTCAGGAATGAAAATAGAATTGTTTGTTGACAGAAACGTTAAAATGATGGGAGCAATTACAGACGGTATTCGTATCAAACCATTAAGACCAAAAGCAAAAGTAAAAAAGGAATTTACAGAAAGTAATTTTGAAGCAGCATTTAAAGCCAATGCAACTATCGAGCAAATAGAAAAGTCTTATACAATTACTGAAGAAATAAAAACTAAATATTTAGAGTATGGAAAATAATATTCAACAAAGAACAGACGAATGGCACGAACAACGCAAAGGAAGATTCACGGCTTCCGAAATTGTTAAACTACTTGGAGTTCGTGGATTAGGTGAAACTGGTAAAAGTTACGCAATTGATAAAGCGATTGAACAATTATACGGAGAAATGGACGAAACATTTGTTTCTTATGATATGCAACGAGGAATAGATTTAGAACCGTTAGCCTTTGCTAAATTTGCAGACACAAAAGAACTTGAATTTATTGAGGTTAAAACGTGTGGTTTCTTTGAGTTTGGCGAAGATGCTGGAGCAAGTCCTGACGGTTTGGTTGGAGAAGATGCAATTTTAGAAATAAAATGCCCACGTTCAACTACTTTCTTTGAATTAGTAGCGACAAATGAAGTAGACAAAAAGTATTACGCACAAATGCAAATGCAAATGTTGGCTACGGATCGAAATAAAGCCTATTTCTTCAATTATTTAGTTCACGAAGGAAAAGAGTATTGGCACGAAATATTAGTTGAACGTGACGAGGTTATGATTGAATTGATTAAAAATAGAATTTTAGAAGCAACAGAAATAAAAAACGAATTCATTAACAAATTAAATACAAATAAACAATGGTAGTAACAGGTAGAATTTCAGTAAAGAATGAAAATGTAGGAAACGAAAAATTTCAAAAGAGTGAATTAGTAATTGAAACCAATGAGCAATACCCTCAAAGCATTTTAGTTGAGTTTGGTGGCAATAAAAGCGAATTGGTAAAAGATTATGTAATTGGTCAAGAGGTTGAAATAGACATCAATTTAAGAGGTCGTAAATGGACTAACGCTGAAGGAGTAGACAAATATTTTAATACTATTTCAGGATGGAAAATTAAAAAACTTTCAGACGTTAAAGAACAAAAAGCTGCTGAAGTAGAAATAGCAGAAAGCGATCTTCCATATTAATATTAATAAAATCCCCCTATTAATTTAGGGGGTAATAAAAACAAAAAACAAAATGATACCAGAAGAAAATAGAATTAATCACATCGTTATAAGTTCACAAGTTTTGAGTTATTATATTGCTGGAATGAAATCAGACAACTATTTTAAAAAAGTTTTATTAAAATTTACAAATAATTTTATTGAACAACTGAAAACTATTGAATGGAAGTATTTCGATAAAATGTTTAAAAAGGAAGAAGAAGCTGCTGTAATTGTTTATGAAACTTATGACAATTTTATAAAAACAATTGCATCAGTACCAATTTGGGAAATGCAAAATGTAACTAAAATTTTAGAAGCGTATAACAAAGATCCTAAAAGCATTGAGGGAATAGTAAAAAAGACATTAAGATGAAAAAATATATTTGTAAAAAAAATTATGTAATGGATGACGAAAGAATTGCATTTAAAAAAGGTGTTATTTATGAATTTGATAATGATTTTACTTGTTTAAAAAATGAGAATAATGAAAAACATTATATGATTGATTATGATGATGATTTTAAAGAGCATTTCGAGCCAAAACAGAAAAAAGACAAAGTAGTGAACCAAGTATTAAATAAGTTCAAAGAACGCTCTAAAATAGGAATTAAGAAGTACGGTACAACTTTACACGAAAATAACACCGACGACTTTTTAAATCACTTACAAGAGGAGTTAATGGATGCGATTTTATACTTACAAAAACTTAAAAACAATGGAAACAAATAAAATAGCTGAATTAATAGAATGGATTGATACAGAACCGAACTTGGTTAAAGTTAAAGACGGGTTTTTATATCACGGACAATATTTTACAAATCAACAAATAATAGAAATTTATGTTAAACGAGGTTAGAGAATTTCAGACAATAGGGAAACAAATAGTTAACGATTTACCAACTGTTAATAGTTACAATAATTGTGAATTACGATATAAGCTAATGAAAGAGGAAAACCTTGAGTATTTAGGAGCTTGTTATAATGAAGACAAAGTTGAAATATTAGATGCATTAGTAGACAAAGCTTACGTTTTATTTGGCACTATTAATTTTCACGGAATGCAAGATATATTTTCGGAAGCATTTCGTAGAGTTCATTTAAACAATATGACAAAGTTCCCAAATGGGGAAGTATTAAGGAATTTAGATGGCAAAATAATAAAGCCTGAAGGATTTGTACCGGTCGATTTGTCAGATTTAATTTAGTATATTTATACGCTCTATAACAGGAGCGTATTTTTTTTTAATCAAATAACCAAAATATGAGTATTTTTTCAAAGTATAATGATGAGATTTTAGAATTATTAGGAAAGGGTTTAAGTAATCGAGAAATAGCCAAACAGATTTTACCTGAAAAATCAGACGGAATCAGAAAGCATATTGCCAAACTAAAAAACAATACAGGGATTTTAAACGCTTGTAACAGCGTAGGAGTTAATCCGAAAACAGTTCCGATGTTATGGCTAAAAAATAAAAATGAATCGGTTAGAGTTACTAATCCACTATTTGAGAAAGCAGACGAAAAACAATTTCAAGACCTTACAACAACCTTAATAAAAGATTTACAGGAATACGCTCCTAATTTTGTAAAGTTAGAACGGATTGAAAATAAAGATTCTTATTTATTAGTTTTAGATCCTGCTGACATTCATATAGGTAAGCTATCAAAACACTTTGAAACAGGCGAAGATTATAACAATCAAATTGCAGTACATAGAGTTTTAGCAGGAGTAAAAGGTATTTTACAAAAAGTTAGTTCATTTAATATTGATAAAATACTTTTTATAGGTGGTAATGATATTTTACATATTGACAACCCAAAACGCACAACTACTTCAGGAACTCCACAAGACACAGACGGTATGTGGTTTGAAAACTTTATAATAGCTAAAAATCTTTATATAGATGTTTTAGAAATACTTTTACCTATTGCAGACGTTCATTTCTGCTTTAATCCTTCAAACCACGATTATACAAACGGATTCTTTTTAGCGCAAGTAATTGAAACTTATTTTAAGAATTGTCAAAATATTACATTTGATACTTCTATTGCACATCGTAAAGGTTTTAGGTATTACAATAACCTTATTGGAACTACTCACGGCGATGGAGCAAAACAAGAACTACTACCCTTATTAATGGCTCAGGAGTTCCCGATAGAATGGAGTCAAACTAAACATAGATATGTTTATACTCACCACGTTCATCACAAAACAAGCAAGGACTACATAGGAATAACGGTTGAATCTTTAAGAAGTCCTTCAAGTGCTGATAGTTGGCATAGTAGAAACGGTTACCAACATTCGCCAAAAGCGGTTGAAGGTTTTTTACACTGCAAAAATAATGGTCAAATCGCCAGAATTACCCACGTTTTCTAATATAAACTAAAAAAAAATAAAATGCTTACAATTACAAACGAAGACAATATGCTTTTAATGGCACGTTATCCTGATAATTATTTTGATTTAGCTATTGTTGACCCACCTTATGGAATTGATGCTGATGTTAAAAATAGTACAGATAAAATGCAAACTAAAAAATCAGCAACAAAATCTAAAAAATACGGTTCTCAATTATGGGATTCAGATATTCCCACAGATGAATATTTTGATGAATTAAAAAGAGTATCAAAAAAACAGATTGTATGGGGTGCTAATTATTTTGGGTTAGTTGGCGGAATGATTTATTGGCATAAAAATGTAACAATGCCGACTTATAGCACAGGAGAATTAGCTTGGGTTAGTTGGTTGAATAAATTAGATTTTGTAAATATATCTTGGCACGGTATGATTCAGCACGATATGAGCAATAAAGAAACTCGTATCCACCCAACACAAAAACCAGTTGCATTATACAAATGGATTTTAGATAAATACGCCAAACCAAACGATAAAATACTCGACACACATTTAGGTAGTGGAAGTATTGCAATAGCTTGTCACGATTACGGATTCGATTTAACTGCGTGTGAATTGGATAAAGAGTATTTTAATAAGGCAATGCAAAGAATAAATAACCACGTATCACAACAAAAACTATTTTAATTTAGTATATTTACACGTTTTGTTTTAGCCGCTGAAGAAATTTAGCGGTTTTTTTATATCTTTTTGTTATTTATTCAAAAAAAGTATTATATTTGTAGCTGTAATGTAGTGAGACACGTTACAAAACCGAAAATATTATAAAAATCCTATCAGGAAGGCGAGTCTCACACCAGCCAACTTGATGGGATTTTACTTTTTAACTAAACAGTTTATCGGTATCTTAAAACCGTTATTATTATGGCAAAATTTGAATTAAGGTTTTTAGATTCTTTTTGTGACGAAAGTTACATTACAACTTCAAGTTATTTTGGAGAAGATTTAAAAGAAATTTACATTGAAATTAATAACAAAAAAACAAGTGAAAAATCTATTATTTTTTTAGACAAAAGTACGGCGATAAAATTTGCTAAAACTTTAAGAACTGAAATTAATAAAATTACAGAAATGGAGGATGAAAATGGCGCAAGATAAAAAATCATTTGTTTTATATTCAGACTCTCAAGGTTTAGTTAATCAATTACCTGATGAAATTGCAGGTCGTTTACTTAAACATATTTACGCTTATGTAAATGATGAAAACCCAATTAGTGACGAATTACTTTTAAATATTGCATTTGAACCTATAAAAATGCAATTAAAAAGAGATTTATTAAAATGGGAAGGTAGTAAAGAATCTAAATCAATTAACGGCAAAATGGGTAATTTAAAACGTTATAATTTAGATATTTATAACGATGTTTTGTCTAATAAAATAACTTTAGAACAAGCTGAAAATCTCGCTAAATCTCGCAAAGTGTCGCAAGGCGATAGTCCACTATCGCCACCTATCGCGAAACTCGCTGTAAATGATAATGTAAATGTTAATGTTAATGTAATAAATAAAGATAATAACCTATCGGTTAATTGGGATGCGCTTCTTTTACAATTTAATTCCATAACAGGAAAGAAGATGCGTGTAGTTTGTCCTAAAACAAAAAAACAAGTTACAGCAAGATTGAAAGAAGGATATACTAAACAAGATTTAGTTAATGCTATTACAAATTGTTTTAATGATGACTTTCATAAAGACAATCCGCATTTCTTAACATTGGAATTTATAAGCCGATCCGAAAAAATGCAAAAGTATTCACAGGATATTAAAAAATCAAAACCTAAACAACAAGATAGACTATGAGTAAGCCAAATTTAAAAAAGTCTTTTGAATGGTTGTTTGAAAGATTTACAAAGGAAAATATTAAGCCGTGCCAATTTGATTTAGACTGCTTGGTAAGCATTGCAGAAAAAACAAATGAAATAAATAAAGAAGCATTTCAGGAAAATACTATTTTTGCCAAGATGTATGTTTATTGTCTTATGCATGAATTAGAATTTTACAAGGATATTGATTTTGCCACTAAAAAACTAAATGAGGTTTTAGACGCACCATTAGAAAAAACTTGTGATGATTTTTTAAATAGATTAAATCACTTAGAATTAAATAAGTATTTAAAATCAATCGGAATTAATACGGATCATTTAAAACAATTGACAAAAGAAGAAGAAGCAAAACAAGGCGTTTTAATGAATGAAAATAAAAAAAATATACAAATATATGTTTTAGGTAAATTCACAAAGGAAAACGTATTCAAATCGATTAATAACGCAATTACAAACTGTATTATTAATTTCAAAAACAAAAATTAGTAAAAATATGGAAATTAATATACCAAAAATAGAAATTGGAAAACAAAACGAAATAATAAAAGGCACAAACTTTTTAGATATATTTAAAAATAGTTATGTTGACCCTTCGGAAGAAATAAAACCTCAACCAGTTGCAATAAGTATAGGCAGTTCGGAATATAAAGGAACTCACTACCCTATACCGTTCGGTTCTTATGGAGATTTTTCTTGTATAGTCGGAGCTTCTAAAAGTAGAAAAACATTTTTTAAGTCTATGATTGAAGCTGCTTATATTGGAGGTTCTTCCAATATTTACAATCCTTCGATAAAAGGTCATAATACTAAAGATAAACTGATAATATCAATTGATACCGAGCAATCAAAACACCATACTCAAAGAGTAGTTAGAAGGGTTTTAGATTTGGTTGGTTCTAACTATGATTTATACAAAACATTTTCTTTAAGAACTTATTCGCCTAAAGAGCGTTTTGATTTTATCAATTGGTTAGTTTATGAAAGCGAATTTAAAAAAGATATTGGATTGATGTCTATAGATGGTTACGTTGACTTGGTTACCGATTTTAACAGCTTAGAACAAGCTACAGGACTAACCGAAAAGTTACTCGAATGGACAGCACGCAAAGAAGTAAAGGAACAAATGCATATAACAGGAATTTTGCACAAGAATTTTGGAACTGCAAAGCCTGTAGGTCACGTAGGCTCAAGTGTTTTAAAGAAAGCTGAAACAGTTGTATTTATAGACAAAGAAGAAGAAATTTCAAGCGCAAAATGCGAGTATAGCCGTAATATGGAATTTAAAACTTTAAATTTTGGAATAAATAAAGATTGGCTTCCGTACGAAATTGAAGAAGGAATAGTAGTAAATAACAAAAAAGAAGTTTCTTTCTAATGGAGATAAAACTACACATAAAACCGATGTCAATAAATGCAGCTTTTAAAGGGCGTAAATTTCGCACTGAAGAATATAATATTTTTATTATAAAGTGTTTACGCTTACTACCTGATAAAATAGAAATACCAAATAAAGAAAATATTAAATTAGCTTTGGAATTTGGCTTTAGTTCTAAAGCAAGTGACATAGATAATTGTGTAAAAACTTTTATTGATTGCTTGGTTAAAAAGTACAAAGTAGATGACCGATTTATATACGAATTGCATACGTTTAAAACTATAGTTAAAAAAGGCGAGGAATTTATAAGGTTTAAAATATATTAAAATGAAATTAGCCGAGAAGATTGAAGCATTTAAAATTAAAACACCAAATCGCTTAGAGCATACCTTTAAAAATGGTTTAATATTCAAAGGAAGTGGAACTTATAAGTTACATTGGTGGATTGATAGACTTTACAAAGATGCTGTAAATGAGTGGAATACAAGCAGAACTAAAAATAATGCAGATTTTTTAGAAAATATATTGAAATAATTTTTGTAATAATAAAACATTACTATATATTTGTACTCAGATAACAACAACAAAACACAAATATTATGAAAGCAATTAACTCTTTAGAATTAGTAAAATTAGAATTAGTAACAATGTTTAACAATGGAATTACATTAACAAACATAAAAAAATATTTATTAAACAATGGATGTTCTGAAGTATTAGCAAATAAACTTATAAGAATAACAGAAATAGAAGTAAAATAAAATTATTATGAAAGAAAAAGCAAAGGAGTTAATTAATTGGGCAATTACAAATGGAGCGTCTGAAGAAGTTTCTAAATTATTTGCAAATAAAATAGTTGATGAGGTATTAAATTTAGATAATATAAAACCATATGTTTTGCACAAAGAAATAATTAAATATTATATTGAAGTTAAACAAGAAATAGAAAAAATATGAAAAAAGAAATTAAAAAAGAAATTTTA